CAAGCAAGCCTCGACTTATATTTCTAGGGCTAGGAATATTGTGAGATCAGCCCTTCGGCAGAACACAGTTTGTATTTATCTGTATGGTAAGGCAGGCGTTGGGAAAACTGAAGCTTTAACCTATGCCGCGGGTTTATTCCCAGAATACAGAAATGCTGATCCATTTTACACCGTGGGCGCGGAGAAGTGGATGACTGGCTATTATAGCCAGTTCACATGTATTTTTGATGATTATGGCATAGACAACGAATCCTCTGAAATGTGGGGGAACCTGATTTTGACAGCATCGTCCAGAACTCCAGTTGAGGTCCCTAAAGCAGATGCGGGTCAGAAAGGTTACATGTACAACTCTAAGGTAACCGCCTTCACTTCTAACTCGCCATTAGAATATGTTCATTCCACTAAAAACCGTACAGCTTTTGCCCGAAGGATGAATTATTTTGAAGTGATCTGCGTCGATGCTTTCAAGAATGAAAGGGGAACTCTTGATACTGACAAATTGAACGCATTGCCTGTTGATGAACGCATCAAATTTCCCCACTTGTTGTTTATCCCTCATATTGTCGATATCACTAATGACCAAATTAAGACAATCCCTCTAGCTCCGATCAGATTTGAACAGTTCGTTGCCTTCGTCAAAGGCAAAATTCAGGCTGAAGAGGACGCTGCGCTCAAATATCGCCAGAATTATAACGCAATCATGGATAAGATGATGGCTGATGACAGAATTCTTGACGTTGTTCAGGGTCTTGAAAAATTTGATGCAGTGATGGGTGGTGCCCAAGCAGGTAGTTCCTACCGTAGGGATCGACGGGGCCACCAGAGCCGAATGCGGCCCAAGAATGGCCAAGAGAGGCTGGAGCAACGCCTCAAGCGTGATGATACCTCTGCTGGCATTCTGGGTTATCTCACTCTTGATCAGGTCAGGAAGTTGCCTGCTTGTCAACGCAACATGATTGTGAAGTTCAATGAGCTTTTGGTGAAGAAGCATTCAACATTTAAGCATCCTAAAAGCCCATTTAGGGATAAGCATCTGATTCCGTCTCAATATCTAATTGATTTTGATGAGCTATACGATGAGGAGAGGTTCGTCATTAGGTCTTTTAATTTACCATATGTCGCAACAATTGTGGCGAATGCGGTAGACGCGAAGTTTCTTGGAGATCGTTGGATGAAGAAACTCCTCGCTTGTCGTAAAAAGGCCTATGAACCCCAGTGTTTACCACTAAGGGTTATTTTCTCCTGTCCGATACGGAAGCAGGCATATTTCCCTGGTTGCAAAGGTGCTGCCGCTCAGAGAAGTCTTGGCATTTTGCCCCAGAATGCTGCGCCTCGTCCGCCCGAGAAACAGCTGGTTGGGGAGTCTCAAGGGAGTGAATCTAAGGTTCCTCCTGAAGATGTGAAACCAAAGAAACCAAGTTATGCTTCAGTTTTATCTAAAGGACACGGAAAGGATAGCAAGGTTGAGGACCCGGTGGAGGAAAAGCAACTCCCTGTCCAGGCCAAACCTAAAGACCCTGAACCCGATCCACCGTTTAGTGAAACTGAATCTGTTCATCCCGAGACTGATTGTGATGTTGCTAGTTCCCACCATAGCGACGACGAATCAGAAGGGGGAATTTCCATCGATTCTGAGAGTTTCCATTCGGTGGGTAGATATGATCCTGACAATGCTCCTTCAGAAAGTTCTAGCGATGATTTGGAAGCAGACATAGTTAGAGAGGCAACAAAAGGTCTAGAAGAACCAGAAACAATTACAAGTGTTCAACAATTCCGTGAGCTTGTCATTGTTGGTGGGAGGAGGCTTTGTTCAGTTACGGATAGGGTTAACTGGTGGAATCAGTTCAAGTCTGGATTCGCTGATAAAGCCAATAGTTTCTCGAGTCTTGTGAGCGAAGCAATTGAAAAGTTAGTAACGAGGATCGTGAACACCTCCCCAGCAGTTATTGCAGGAATTGGTGCTGTCGTAATACTTGCTGAAGTTGCTATTGGCGTAGCGATTCAGAGGTATTATACCTCTGGCTCTAAGGAACAACAAGAGACTATGGAAGTGCACGCGCCAGGAACTGCCCAGACCTCCAAGAAGCAGAAAGACCGGTACCGAAGGCGCGAGCGGATTGGACGCGCCAGAGAGAGGTACCATCGCGTTGACCCAGACGAATGGCAAGATCACGAAAGTTACACTTATATTGGGCGTGGAATGTCTCAAGCTGGTGTCGATAATTCTGAAAGGGTGAAACAATTGTCCACGGTCGTGTCTAAGATTGGGTCAAACATGGTCCAAATCACGATTCATGGAGAAACCAACAATTACGGTGTGCAAGGGATCATAATTGGTGGCAATAAATTGTTGATGCCATATCACATATTGCTGGCAAATGTGCACAATAGGCACGTAATGTTTCCCCCTAAAACAGAGATGACTGTGGCTTTCGCGGATAAGTCCTTCAAGTTCAAGCTAAAGGATGTGGAAATCACAAAAATTGTCGACGATGAGACGGGAGTGCCTGTAGACCGGGTTTTAGTTGCATTACCTAAGAGTGTAACTAAGTGTAAGAGTCTTGTGCACCTATTTGCCTCCGAAGAGGATCACCGGGATTTTGGCCTTGTTGGGGAGACGTTCCTTTTGGGAAGAAAAGGTGGTATTCTAACCATGGTGGGGATGCAGGACGTAACTCGCTACTCGGGGAAATTTGCCTGGAAGTACCACGCCACAAAACATTTTGAATCAGATAGTTGCTATGCCTACGGCAGGACTTCCACTGGTGATTGTGGTATGGTGTTGATAGGCATAACCTCTAAAGGGCCTAGGATTTTCTCAATGCATGTCGCCTTATCACCATGTGGACAAGGAATTGGTGATATGGTCTACAAGGAAGACTATGTCGGGGTTGCTCAGGCTAAGCGTCTGTTCGTATATCCGGAGATAGTCCCAGGAGAAAATGTGGAGATGGTGCCTGAACGATTTTGTACGAAGAAATTCCTCAAAATCTCCACAACTAGGGGTTCAAATAAAACTAAATATGTCAAGTCGGCATTGTTTGACATGATCCCAGAGCACTTGAGGAAAGAACCAGCCCTTCTGGGTGATCCTTATGATCCGCGTTGCTACGTTGATATGGGTGATGGGGATGAGTCCTTTGTAACTCCGCTGGATCTCGTCGTTGAGCAGTTTAATTTGGCTGGCGAGGGGCATGTTCCTTTCCCGGATGATATTAATGAAGCCGCAAAGGAATGCTTCTTTGATCACATTACTAGTGTATCCGTTAAGAGCGCGCGGGTTATGACCATCACTGAAGCTATAAATGGTGACGATTTACATCTGGGACCCATGCCAAGGGATTCTGGACCTGGATATCCTTGCAATTTGTTCATGACTAAGAAAGAGGCCATAGTTGGTGAGCCGGGTTCTTATCATCTGAACGAGGAAGTCCAAACTTGGTATGACGAAACACTCAAGGCCATTTCCAGTGAGATGCGGAAACCAAGTGAAGAGCGGAAACCAATTTTCATTTTCCAAATTGGTTTGAAAGATGAAAGGAGACCAGAGAAGAAAATCAAGACTTATAGCACCAGAACTATCTCCTATTGTCCCTTACTCATGACTATTCTGTTCAGGCAATACTTTGGCGATTACTTTGCGCATATTAAGGGTAATTTTGCAGTTCTTGCTAGTGCTGTTGGTATGGATGTTTTCTCCAAGGACTGGGATGATATGATCACATCAGCTCTTGAGTTTGGCGACGAGGGTTTCGATGGAGATTATAAGAAGTTTGAATCCTTATTTAATGAGCAAGATGGTCGGGATATCATTGAATTGGTTAATCGTTTCTATGGCAGCCTTCCGGGCGAAGATGATTACCTTATGCGGGCTTACCTAGTTGAATCGGCACTCAATGGTTATGCAGCGTTTGGTGGATTTTTGTTCTTCATTCGTTGGATGGTGCCATCTGGTGTTTTTGGCACGACCGTTATTTTCAACTTCTTCAAGAACTACAAGACCTTGTGTTCGGTCTACCTCAAACTGGCAAGGAAAGAGAACAACTTGATTGCGACAGGAATGGCATTTAGGAAGAATGTTTTCGTGAAGATATATGGTGATGATAATATTGTTGTCCCCAGAAAAACCGTTAAACATTTTGTTAATTTCAAGTCCTTTCAGCAAGTTATGAC